AAGGATGACAATGTATGGCTGACCCGAATGTAGTGATCCCGTTTGCTGAAGGCGCGCCATCCGATGACCTGATGGTCGAAGAGCTTCCCGATGGCGATGTTCTGATCGGTGATCCAGAGCTAGACATGCAAGAAGAGATCGATGACGCCCAGTTCGACATCAACCTTGCAGAGACAATTGGCGACAAAGAGCTGAACCGAAAGGCGCAGGAGCTGGTCAGCTTTTATGAGAATGACCGCGCTGCCCGCGCAGACTGGGAGGAACGCTACAAGGACGGCCTGCGTACCCTAGATCCAGACGGCGGCTTAGACGATGGCGATTCAGAGCGCGGCACACGCGGCTTGTCCGTGGTTGTACACCCCCTGATAGCTGAGGCAGCGACACAGTTTAATGCCCGTGCAATTGCAGAGCTGTACCCATCAGGAGGCCCAGTTAAGTCAGTGATTTTGGGTACGCCAGATCCGAAGCTAGAGGATCAGGCAAAGCGCGTCCGCGAATACATGAATTTCCAAATCACGCAAGAAATGCCTGAGTTCTTCCCCGATCTAGATCAAATGCTATTTCACCTACCGCTGATCGGTCATACCTTCAAAAAGGTATGGTGGGACGCCAATATGGATCGGCAGTGCAGCCAGTTCGTAAAAGCCGAAGATTTCGTGGTCGCCCCAGAGAGCAAGGATCTCTACACCAGCCCGCGCTATACGCACGTTATCCGTATGCCGAAGAACGACTTTAATCGCTACGTTAAGAACGGCTATTACCTGCCGACCAAATACAACGAGGGCGACAGCATTGATCCATCTGGCGATGTGATTGGCGAAATCGAGGGCGTCGATCAGTACGACGATAGCAACGATGACGTGATGACACTGCTTGAAATGCACGTCTATGATTTGTTTGACGGCATTGACGGCAATGAAATGGACGATGACGATGAGGATGACAACGCGGTTGCGATCCCATACGTGATTACGATTGACTATGAATCCCAGACCGTCGTGGCTGTTCGCCGCAACTGGAGGGAAGAGGATGAGCTGAAGCTGCGGCGCGATTGGTTCGTGTCGTTTAAGTTTCTGCCAGGTTTAGGCTTTTACGGCTTTGGCCTGTATCACATGATCGGGGGATTGGGTAAGGCGGCGACAGGATCGTTGCGCGCCTTGCTCGACAGTGCGGCGTTTTCGAACATGCAGGGTGGCTTTAAGCTGCGTGGCCGTGTTCAGGGCGGCGACATGCAGATCAGCCCAGGTGAGTTTGTTGACATTGACAGTACCGTCGATGACGTGAATAAAGCCATAATGCCATTGCCGTTCAAGGAGCCGTCAGGTTCGTTGTTCAACTTGCTTGGCTTTATGGTTGAGGCAGGCCAGCGATTTGCCAGCACTGCCGACTTAAACATTGGCGACGTTAATGCCAACATGCCAGTTGGCTCGACGGTTGCTTTGATCGAGCAAGGTTCCAAGGCATTTAGCGCAATTCACAAGCGGCTACACTACGCGCAGGGCCAAGAACTTAAACTTCTTGCGGGGCTGAACGCTGAAAATCTCCCTGATGAGTTCAGCTTTTCGCGGGCGGGAGCTGCGGAGATTATCTACCGTGCCGACTTCGATGATCGGATTGACATTGTTCCAGTGTCTGATCCTAACATCTTCTCGACAGCCCAGCGCATCGCGCAAGCACAAGCTGTCTTGGAAATGGCGCGGTCAGCTCCGCAGTTCCACGACCTGTACGAAGCCTACAAGCGGATGTATGAGGCGATCCGCATACCCAACATTGATGAGATCCTGAAGAAGCCTGAAGAGGCTGTGCAGATGGATCCAGTGGACGAAAACATGAGCGTGTTGTACGGCAAGCCAATTCGCGCTTTTCCAGAGCAGGAGCATGAGGCGCACATTGCGGTTCACATGCAGTTCATGCAAGATCCGTCACTGGCGGGCAATCCTGGCGCGGCTGCTATGCAGCCAGTGCTGATCGCCCACATTGCTGAACACGTTGCGCTGTTGTATCGCCAGCGGATGGAGGCCAGCATTCAGATGGAGCTGCCGCCACTGCCAAACTTTAAAGATCCAGACTTCAAGTTTGAGGGCATTGATCCAGAGATGGATCGCCTAATTAGCCAGCGCGCGGCGCAGGTTGTGCAGGCCGCACCTCAGATGAAGCAGATCCAAGCACTAGCGGGCGCAGGACAGCAGGAGCAAGCCAATCCGCTGCAATATGCACAGCAACTAGCGCAGCTTGAGACAGAGGCCCTGAAGGCCCGCACACAGGCCCAGATACAGGCTGACCAAGCCAAGGCTAAGTCCAGCATTGAGATCAAGCAGGCAGAGGCCCGTCAGGACATGGAGATTGACGCAGCCAAGGCGCAGGCCGACATGCAGGCCAAGGTAATGAAGCTAGAGGCTGACTTACAACTTGAGCGTGAGAAGAATGCAGCGAAGATCCAGATGGAGGCGATGAAGAATGCTCCCCCAACAATCTTATAATCCTCGACAAATAAATCAGGTGTCTGACATGCTTCCACGCCTGCGCCCTGATTTATTTGGGGCATTGCCGCAGGAAGGCCCACCCCAAGCTGGCGGGACGCAGGGCGGGCCACCGCCACCAGCGGGTGGATCAGGGGGCGGTGAGCCACCGATGGACATGAACAAATACCTGATCGACAAGGTCATGGAGATTAAGGCCCGCATGGGCAGCGGCGAGGGCATGGGCGCGCTAAGTGCTATTTCAGAAGCTGCCATGCAGCCGCCGCAGCAACCACCGCAGCAACAACCACCGCAGCAACAACCACCGCAGCAACCACCAATGAGGGCATGATGAACACATTTATGGATCGTGTGAACGTAATCGTTCAGAAAAGCCAAGCCCCTATTAACCCAATGGCTGCGGCTCCGAATGTATCATACCCTGACACGGGAATGGGCGCGCTAGAGAACGTGGCTAATGGTGTTCCACGGCAGACAATGATTGGTAATCAGCCGCACATGTTGGCGTACATTAATCCGCAGGAAGAGGGTATGCTTCAAGATTACCGCAATGACACGCCCGTCCTTGCTGGCCCCGATGGCGTCCCTGCTTATTGGTTTCATAGCGGCGGGGGCGGTGACAGTGGCACAACTACTTCAGAACCTGACAACGATCCAGAACCTAGCGGTTGGGATAATTTTGTAACTGGTGTCAAAACGGCTGCAACCAATATTGGGACTGGCATAAAAGATACTTTCACTGGCGGTGGGTCAGATGATTCAGGAAGCGGTGGTTATATAGGCGACTTAGTAAGTGGTGGTGGATCTGATAATAAAGGTAACCTTGGGGTGCTTGGTGACATAGGCGGCGCTATTGGCGATGCGGTAGGCGTAACAAGTTATTATGACGATCCTGAGAACGATGTCACAGGCACTGGTGAGATTATTACTACAGAACTACCAGCAGTTGGTACATCAGTTGTTCCTGTTATATTTAAAGACAGATTTGGAAAAGAACATGCTACCCAAGCGGCGGCAGACGCTGCTGACGCGGTTGTAACTTCGGACGATGTAGCCACCAACATAACTAGCGTAACCGCTACGCCAGAAAAAAAGGTTGCTGAAAATTCATGGCGAGAATCATTTGCTAACTTACTTACGAAAGGTGATAGTGCTTTTTATAAGGGCGGCACTTTGTATGGCTACGACAAAGACGGCAAGGTAATAGATCTGACGGGCGGCGGTGAGACTTTTAACAGAGTAACTGGCCTATCAAATTATGTTTATGGCGTGTCTGATAATGAGGCCACTGGCACGGCAATTGACACGACTGGTATGAGCCAAACAGAAAAAAATGCGGCATTAGCAAAGCAGCAAATGATATATGACATTGCGCCTAACGATTTGGCGTACTTTGCGTCGTTCCTTCCAAACTTGGCGACAAATATGATCCCAGGCGTCTTGGGTGAAATATCAGGAGTAGCTTCGTTTTTTGGCGGTAGTTTAGGCGACTTAATGCTGAAGGGCGGAATTGAGGAGCGCCGCGCTATTGTGGCTGCGGAGACAGCCGCCTTAGAGGCTGGTGCAGAACCAAGGTATAACGAGAATGGTGAATACATTGGCCACGATAATAATGTTTTGAATGAACTAGCTGGTGGTTTAGCTGGGCAAGACGCAATTAATGCAACGGTTGGATATGTTGTAAATGAAGCCATTGATAATGCTGTAGCGTCAAATCCTGGTTCTTCATATGACGGAAATGTTGATTTAGATGGCGATGGTATTGGCACTATCTACACAGACACCAACGGAAACAATATGTTCGATGAGGGAGAATCCACGTTTGCGACGGATGATATATATGAAGATTATCCGATGATTGATAGTAAAGGCAGTTATGTAGAGGCAATGGAAGAACAGGCCAGCAACGACAATAACACAACCGTAACCACGTCCAGTGGCGACGGCAGTGACGGCGGCAGTGACAGAGCGGCTGTTGCTGCCAGTATATTCAAGCGTTACTACAGGGGCGGCAGTGGCGCGGGCTTACCTGAGTGGCTACGGAAATACGCTTCTGGCGCTACAATCAATCAGTTGTTAGAAAAGGTGACAGTAGAGGGCGAAGTGTACTATAAGACTACTGACAAGCCGCCTAAGTATATTAAGGAAATTGAGCTTGCAGGTGCGGTGGATCTTGGAGTTGAAGAACCCAGCGCAAATAATGAAGAATAACATAGGAGGCTGATATGGCTGTAGACGAAATGCGAATGAACCCTGACATGATGCTTTTTCAAGAAATGGTTCAAAAGATCACACCTGGCGACATGAGCAAGGAAGCCGAAGACGGCCTTAGAATGGTTCTTGAGCGTTTAAAAAGCGGTGGCGCTATGACAGAAAAAGAGCGCGAGATGTTTGGAAGCGTAATTGGCGCTATGCCAGCTTCTGCAAATATGCGTATGAGAACTGGCGCTGCAATGTCTCCCGAAGAAGATATGCGTATGAGAACTGGCGCTGCAATGTCTCCCGAAGAAGATATGCGTATGAGAACTGGCGCTGCGATTTCTCCTGAAGAAGATATGCGTATGAGAACTGGCGCTGCAATGTCTGATCAAGAGATGAAACGCACATACCAAGTTGACGATGGCATGGAGCAAATGACGCCAAGTCAAATGGCGGACATGCAACGCTCTGGTGCGATTACGCCAGACAAAATGACATACATGATTGACGGCCAGCCTATGGAAATGGCAACATCGACATATGACGAAGCTGTCAGGTTGGGCATCATTACGCCAGACACTGTTATGGAAAACATTGACGGCATGGAAATTGCGCGCCCACCGATGGCTCCAGAGCAGTCACTGCGCCCAGAATTACGGCCAGAACCAATGCGTCCACGGATGCGCCCAGAAAACTTAGGAGGCTGATATGGCTGAAGTAAACGTAGAAAATATGGAAGCAAACGCAGACCTGTTTATGGAAAAGATGGGTTTTGCACACACCTCTGACGGCCTTGATTTGAGCGACGATCAGTTGGTGAACTTCCTGCTGTTGTGCCACCACACAATGGTTGGCATTGGCGATGACGATATGCACGATGACGAAGACATGTACGAAGATGTCGAAGAGGAAATGATGGAAGTGCCGCACGGCAAGGATGTCAAAGTCAAGGTTATGAAGCTGGACGGCGGCAACGTGCATGAGATGATGAATAAACTTCTAGGAGGCTGACATGCCATATAGCAAATATTCTCCAAAGCAGAAGAAGCTGGCTGCGGTTGCAGGCAATAAGAAAAAGATCACGGCTGCTGATCTGAAGGCTGTTCGCAAGAAGAAGAAGAAAAAGTAATGGGCGCAGGCACACCAATAAAATTAGGCATTAAAGGCGCGGTTGGTGTTTTTGAAACATTGGGTGACGCTTTTAAATCTGGCGCAAATGAAGTAGGCGAATACGTTACTACGCTAGGTGAAAAGATTGGTGTTTTAGGCACAGTCCCTTATGACCGTGTCGGTGCAGATTTAGCAGCCAACATTGCTAACGATGTATCTGCGCGTGAAGTTGCGGGCTTACGCTTTATACCTGACGCGGGTAACGTCACAGGCGTTAAGAGTATGCAACCTAGAATATTGGCACAGCATCAAAGCCAAGGGCTTTTGTCTAATGAGCTAGTACCTCCACAACAATCAACTATTGCCGATCTTAAAGGCAGGACAGTGATGAGTATTGTTGGTGATCCCACTGGTAGGCAAACTGTCACTGGTGTTGATGGGGATATGTTTGAAACACCAGTAAATTCTATGGCTGGGTTTCAATACACAGATGTTCCAGGTCAAGGCTACGCTGGTGCTGAAGGTGCAACAAGTAGTAAATTAAACGAGGCTTTAAAAACCGAAAATCCTTTTTACATGAGCATATTAATGGCTGAACGGTCAGGCGATTTTGCCATGCATACGGGTTTAATTCTTGGTGAGATGTTTAAAAACGCACCAATAGCGGCAAAGAATGTTAGTAAAATTGATGAGGCTATTAGAAATATAGGTAAACCTATAACCGTAAAAGTTAAAGACGCTGACGGTGCATTTATTAGAAACGCCGATGGAACATTTAAAACCCAAGGCAAGACAATATACCCATACCAAAATTTTACTTCTGTCTCTGATCCAAACGCAATTTCAGAATATATTAAGAATTTACCAACTGGCACAGACAGGGCGTACTTTCTTAAAGGTCTAGACAAGGGCGGTTTGCAAAAGATGGGCGTCCCAAAAGTCGGAGACGCAAGACTTGCAGCGGCAGATCCAAATCAAATTGGAATGGATTGGGGTACAACTGGGTATCGAGGTTTTGTGCCAAATTTAGAAAGAGGCCCGTTTCCAACTACAGCTCGACAATCCACTACTTATGACACTGGTATTGATAAGATTGGCCCATCGCAGACTTTTCTTGAAGAGGGCCGTGGTATTCCTGCAAACTTGTTGTATCGGGATCTTTCTGAAATTCAAAGAAGTCGTAAAAAAGGCGGCAATTTGGTTATGAATGCTGCGGATTACAAAATATTGGAAAGCAGTCCTAAAAAGGCCAAACAACTTGTAGACGATCAGGTTATTGAAATTATATCGACATTTACAGAGCTTGAACGGCGAGGAGGCCGCAGGGCCGCATTGCAATACGCCCAAGAGCTTTTGTCTGGTGGAAAGATCACAGGTCAGATGATAGATGCTGCAAGAAAGGCCAATGCGCCTTCATGGATGATTGCGGCATTGGTTCCATCTCTTGGCGCACTTAATAACATAAATGAAGAAAGCGAAGGAGCGATATAATGGCAAAACAAGGATTGTATTCTAACATCGCGGCAAAGAAAAAGCGCATAGCCGCTGGATCTGGCGAGAAAATGCGTAAGGTTGGGGCCAAGGGCGC